GGGGCACAAAGAATGTACAACATAATGAAAAATTTAGAAGCTCAACCTACAGCTAAAAGGAGAGTAGCATAATGGCACAATCACAATATTCAACATCAGGATTACTTCCTGCAGGTGTTCTTCAACCATACGGTGAAAATATTCTTAAGTATGGTATCGGGCAACTAGGAAGACCTATTGATGTAGGAGCTTTAACTGGAAAAGTTGCAGGTCCTAGTGCATTCCAACAAAAAGCAGCTCAACAAATGGCAAGCATGTATGGCATGGGCGACATTCAAAGAGATGCAACAGGAATGGTTACAGGTTTCAAAGATGCAACAGGTGTTGCAAGTTACCAACCTTATGTAGATCAAATTTCACAACAAAAATTATTAGACCCAACAGGGTACCAACAGTTCATGTCTCCTTACCAAAAGGAAATTATAGATACAACTATGCAAGAGTATGACATTCAAGCTGGAAAAGGAAGACAAGCTATCTCTGATCAAGCTTATCAAGCCGGAGCTTTTGGTGGTGGTAGACACGGGATTCAAGCCGCTGAGTATCAATCATCAAGCGACAGGGATCGAGCGGCTTTATTAGCTGGTCTATATGGTCAAGGATATCAACAAGCTTTAGGACAACAGCAACAACAATTAGGAAATTTACAAACTATGGCTGGCTTTGTACCAGGACTACAGCAACAACAGTATCAAGACATGGCTACAATAGGAGCTGAAGAACAAGCATTAGAACAACAAAAACTAAATCAATTAGCAACAGCTGCACAAACAGCTTATCAATTACCGATGACAAGACTAACGGATGTAGCGAATATTTATGGTTCTGTTTCTGGAGCAATGCCAGGATCACCAACGCAACCGTTTACTCAAAGTCCAGTTGCAACTGGAATTGGTTCTTTCTTTGGTATGCAGAACTTAATGAAAGGTGTTAAACCAGGAGCACAGGCATAATGTACAATAGAATTTTAAGAAGACCGATGTTCAAGCGAGGAGGTGCAAGTCACCAGGCTCAAGGGACTGGTATTACTTCAGGGTTAGATACACCTAGAAGAGGATTAGTAAAACATCCTGGTGGTTATGCGGGATTTGAAGAAACAATTACGGAAAGTGAAACAACCAATGTTTTACCAGGGGATATGCATAATCAAGGTTTCATGAGAGGAATGTCTACGATGGGAGCTTTTGATCCTAACAATCCGCGAACGATTGGACAAATGATTTACGATGCATCAACTGCTAAAAATAAGTATGTAGATCCTATTGAAGCAGCTAAAAAAGAGAGAGACCTAGAACTTCAAAATGCTAGAATATTACGAGAAAAAGAAAAAGAATTTTTAGAAACAGAATTAGCAAGTAAAGAAGCCATTGCAACAATGAATGCAAAAGACGGTAATAAAACGTTTATGCAATTGGAAGTTAATAAAGAGTTAGGCCGATTATATGATCTTGGAACTCAGATTGATCAAAAGATTCAGAAGGAGTTAAAAGAAAAAGGGTTAAAAGAATTACCACCTGACCATCCGTTCATGGTAGAACAACGAAAAAATCAAATGCTTTTAAAAGACCTTCAAAAGAAAAATAGTTTAATTTCTAACATGACAGAATATCAATTAGACCAAGCTTATAAAGATGCTGTTAAACGAGCTAAAAAAGCAGAAAAAGAATTAGCTAAAAAAGAAGGTCGAGAAGTAAAACCTGTAGATAAATTAGAGATCCTAAGAATTATGTATGAAGAAATTGGTAAATGGGAAGGCGCAAGTGGAGGTCGAGTAGGATTACAAAACTCTTACCCTGGCACAGTAGAAGATGCGCAAATGTCAGAAACTATTCAAACACCTAATGAAACAGTTAATGTAACGGAAAACGTGCAAACTGCTCCGAGTCCTGAACAAGCTACGGAACAACTTTCTTATGAAGAGTTACGAGCAAGACTTCCTAAAGAGATTACAAACGATATAGTTCAATTACTATCACAAAGTGAAGAAGCCCTTCTTCAATTTGCTAACATCCGTACACAACAAGATGTAGATAGCTTCAATCAAACTTATGATGTTCAGTTAATATTGCCACAGGAGTCATAATCCTATGGCTGAAAACAAGCTTTTTCTTTCCGAGAATACAAAGACTTTTCGAAACTCTCAAAAACTAGATACTCTAGACAAAGTAAAAAATGTTTGGAATAATATAAATGAACCCTCAGAGGGAAAACCTGTTAAATTTAGTTGGCGTAGTTTATGGAATGCTACGAAGGAACTTGGGATTGGCATAGCTTTATCCACTCCACAAATGCAGGTGCTTGGAGAACTACAAACAGCTAAACAAAAGAAAGAAGGGATTGAACCTACATGGGAAAATAATCTTAAAGAAAGAAGATTAAAAAGATGGAATGAATTAAAAGAAGAAAATGTTGAGGCCAATGAAAAAGATTATATTGATGCCATAGAAGACTACGAAAAAGGTCTTTATAAAGCTGCTCAAAGTATTCAATGGAATATTGGTGATCTTATAACTGCCGGCATTGATTTAGGTCCCGGTCGTTTATGGGAAAGTGAACTTAACCAAGAACTAACCGAACACATGGAGGCCAATAGAATAGCGGATCCAGAAACCTTAGTGGGAGATGCTTTAGAAATTGTCACTGAATATGGGGTACCTGGTTCAGCGGTTTTTAAAATTGCTGGAAGGTTAAGAAAATTAGATTCTGTACGAAAAAAAGCAGCTCAGTTTACAGGCGCAATGACTACCGTTGCAGGGGCGAAATGGGGTACAAGGATTTCTAATGTAGCAACTAAAGTAGGGGGTTCAGCGGGATCTTTTGGGGCTATTGAATTTTTAGCTTCTACTCCTGATCGAGAAGTAGGTTTTGTTACTAAAATAGATACTGAAGGACTAAGCGGTAAAGCATTGGCCCTGGCTAATTTAAAAAACAGATTACGATTTGGATTAGAAGGGACTCTTTTTGGAGCCGGTTTTGCATTAGCTGGAAAACCTATTGCCCAAGGTTTCAAATATGGAATATTTAAACCATTGTTTTCAGGGTATGGAGCTCCAGGAACTTTATTAAATAAATTTAGTGTAGCAAAAATAGGTCTTAAAGGAATTAATAGTTTAGTAGTTAACCCTCTTACGCGATTAGCAAGTGGAAGCACTAAAGAATATGCGGAATGGCTGGCTAAAAAAACAGGTGCAGGCAAGACTGCAGAAAAACTAATGAGTGCACCTTTTAAAACCTACGATAAGTTTGCTGAAAAAACTATATATCCTATTACTAAAAAAGGTGTTGAAGGAATTCAATATGGTGTAGGAGAAATACTTCCAAAAACTTATTTAGCTTTAGCTAATCCGGTAAAAGTTTTAAGTAAGGAATTAAAAATTCCTATAAAGAAAAGACTACCCTCATTTGGTGAATGGCGAAACTATGGATTACAAGACAGAGACCCATTAAAAGTAGCCTTAAAAAATTTAGATAATAAATTAGAAATGTTTAGATCGATTGGTAAGATGACGGGAGGCCAATATGAAATAACAGATAGAGTTGCTAAAGAAATTAAAGCTAAACAAAGAACAGTGGATAAGTGGCTAGACAGTTTAGAATATACCGCTAAACAATTATCAAAAGAAAACCCTTTTGATAAGGCAGTTACGAAACTTGCTAATAAATTTAAAAACCAATACGACAGTAATACTACTTCTCCAGCAAGTATGGAAAAATATTTAGATGATGTATTAGCCTTTTTAAAAAATCAAAAACCTTTAAAGGCTTTACGATTAGAGTTAAGGGAGGCAGCCCAAGGGTTAAAAAAAGAACTAGGAAGCTTAAACAAAAATTACGGAAACTTACTACCTCGGGGAGAATTGAGAGATGCTATTATTTCTACCGTGAATCCTTATCTTAGACAATCTTTTGCTATTTTTAGTAATCCTTATTTTAAACCTACTGATGAAGTTAAAAATAAAGCCATTAAATATTTAGCTAACATGATTTCAAAAGATAAAACCCTAAGACTAGACGCCCATAAACTGTATGGAGGAAAAGGAATACCCCCTAAAATGGTGTATGAAAACAATGCCCGAACACTGGTAGATGAGATTCTTCATACTGGAAGAACTGATGGAAGAGATCCCTTAAAGATTATTAATTACATAGCTCAAAATACGCTACATAAACCTGACTTAGTTATTAAAACAGGAAGAGAACTTCCCACAGAAATTAAGGCTTTATTGGGTGAAGAATTAAATTTAAAGTCCGCCGTTTTAACAACGGCCAATCAAGCCATTGTTAATACTACTAATAAAATAAAAGGAGATGCACTAGCTAAACTAGGATTGGATGAAGGATGGTTGTTTGAAAGCAAAGCAGCAGCATTAGCAGCTGGAAAAAGAGATGTCGCTCCAATTTTAAAAGACACTAAGTCAACACTAAAAGGTTTTGACATTGAGAACAATCTCCAACGATCAATTATGCCTAAAAAAGCACTGTGGGCTGATGCCGAATACGCAGCCGCAGTTAATGGAATGCCATATGGAAAAATTCAACAAGGGTTAAATGCCATGGTCCAAAGCACTGCATGGAGAAACTTATTACAGTTTAAAGTGGCAACTCAGTATGGAAAAACTGTATTATCTCCAGCCACTCAAGTTCGTAACGTAACTTCTGCAAGTATGTTTTCACTAGCAAGTGGACACATTGGTGGAAGAGCAAGCGTAACAGAAGCATTTAAAATGATTGCGGATGATATTTTTGGAGCTGGAAAAATAATTAATGAAGAAGCTTTTATTAAAAACTTAGAACGTAAAGTGCAATTAGGGGTTATTGATGAAAACATAATTGCCTCAGAGATGAAAGCTGTTTTACAAGATATTAAAGCAGGGGCACGTATGGATAACGGAAAAATTACTTCCATGCAAAGGTTAATAGACAAAGTATCAAGTAAAAAATGGCTAAGAGATACAGGCAGAACAGCTACAAGAATCTATGCTGGAGGAGATAACTTATGGAAATGGTATGGGCACGAGTATGTGATGTCTCAATATAAACAAATTTTTAAAAACATGGATGACGTGGCGAGATGGTATGATGAAATTGCTGGCTTTAAATTTGATAAAATAAATCCTTTTACAGGAAAACAAAAAACTTTATTGGAAGGTATTGAAGAAGCTGCAGCATGGAATATTAAAAACACCTATCCTACGTACAGCAAGGTTCCCGAAATTATTAAACTTATAAGAAAAGTTCCTTTCTTTGGAAACTTCGTATCCTTTCCGGCTGAAATGACAAGAACATCTTTTAACTTAGTGGACATAGGAATGAAAGAAGTGGCTTCAAGCAATGCTTTAATCAGACAGATGGGGTACCGAAGGTTACTGGGGACTTATTTTGTAATGGGAGGAGCATCAACAGGTGCCTTGAAACTAGCTACTACTTTAACTGGAGTAAGTGAGGAACAACTAGATGCATATAAAGAATCGTTTGCCCCAGCATGGAATAAGTATTCTGTTATTATTCCTGTAGATAAATGGGAAGGCGGGATTGGAAAAGCAATTAACTTCTCATACTTTAGCCCATATGATGTAGTGCAGCAGCCTATTGAAACTTTCTTTGGCCAAATGAAATATAATAAAAAATTAAAAGGAGAGTTTGACCCTTTTGCATCGGCTGTTCAAGCTGTAGGTACCTATATGAAACCATATATGTCAGAAGCTATTGCGATAGAAAGACTTAACGATGTTTTACCAGCAGGATGGATAACTGGAGGTAGAAGTGGACTAACTAAGACAGGCTCTAGGGTGTACTCTATAACTGACGACGGGGAAACGGCCTTTTGGAAAAGTGTTGCCCATATTGCTCAAGGAGTAGAACCAGGTGCATTCACGACCGGTAAAAAAATATTCAAAGGAGCCTTCGGAGAACTAAATAACGCCGGTGAACCCTATGATTTATCAGATGAGCTGACAGCATTATTTTCAGGAGTAAGAATAATTCCAATTAATATTCCTAAAAGTATGCAATATAAAATTAATGAGTATCAAAAAAATTTAAAAGCTGTAGACGACACCGAAGATTTTTATAAATCTGCAGGATTTAAGACAGAAGGAAGAATAGGCCAAACCCTAGTGGAAGAATTTAAGAATATACAAAAAGAATATTTTGACCAACAACAAAAAATGTATTTTGTTATTCAAGATGCTCTTAAAACTGGTGTTGAAGAAGATGAAATCGAAGAAATTTTAGAGCAACGATTACCTAGAAAAGATGTATGGCGTTTAATGGAAGGTGAATTTAAACCATGGAAATACAGCACTAAAAGATTTGAAAAAAGAATTGAAGAAATCGAAGCTTTATACGAAGACACCGACGCGGTTCTTAATGATGATGCCATCTTTCCACAAATGGAATTTGATGAAGTCATGGACGATCTTGAAGATAAACGATTAGATATGCCATGGTATAAAGACCAAATGTTTGAGGAGCTGGGAAAAAAAGAAACCGAAACCGAAACAGTTAAAACCGCAGCTCTTCCTAAAGTCTTTGAGAAATTTTTAACAGCTAAAAAACCAGTCGTTGAATATAATGTCCCAGTAGAGACAACACCAGTGTCTCAAGAAGTGGTACAAACTGCGGCTTCTAACGTTAATATTAATCCAGAAACAGGCTTGACACGAATAGATGATGCGTTATTGTCTCAAGAAGAAAAAGCAATGCGTCTAAGACAGAAGGGAATGACTGCTTAATGGCTAAACAAAATGCTATACAACGAATCGATTCTCATGAAAAACTTTGCAGAATTATGCAAAAACAAACTCATGATAAGATTCATAAAATTGAACATCAAATTAATAGGATTGAAAGCATTCTATTAGTATCTGTTGGTGCCTTGATCACAGGTATGGCCTATGTTATATTTACTTTAATCTCAAAATAAAATTATGCAACTATCAAAACACTTTAAACTCGAAGAGTTTACTAAATCAATGACAGCAACTCGTAAAGGGATTGATAATAATCCTGGAGCGGGTGATATTAAAAACTTGGAGAACGTATGTTATGAAATATTGGAACCGGTTCGTGCGCACTTTGATAAACCCATTACTGTTACCTCTGGCTACAGGTCCGAGGCGCTTTGTGAGGCGATCGGCAGCAAAAAAACGTCACAACATGCAAAGGGCCAGGCGGTTGACTTTGAAATAGCTGGTGTTCCAAACATTAAGACGGCTTACTGGCTTGCTAACAACGTAGACTTTGATCAATTAATCTTAGAGTTCTATAAAAAAGATGATCCAGCTGGTGGCTGGGTCCACGTGTCGTACAATGAAAAAGGTGCGAACAGAAAACAGATTCTCACTTTCGATGGCAAACATTACGAAAATGGTTTACCAGATATGAAGTGGAAAGACGGCAAAGTCGTAGAATAAAAAATTCCAGCGCGCTACGCGTACGAGTCCTACATTTTCTGAGATTAAATCCAAGCTTTTAGCTCTTCACCCATAATTTGAGTAGCTATGTTTACTTTCTTACGTAAAGCTTTAACGATTCTTTCATCAACAGTATCTTCACATAATATGTCGATATAGGTCATCGGTTTTTTCTGTCCAATCCTATCAATCCGTGCTTCTGATTGTTTACGTTTTTCTAGGTCATAGCCATTAGAGTAATAGATCATGGTACTAGCGCCTGTTAGGGTAATTCCATATCCACCGGTTGCCGGTGTTCCAACAAAAAATCTAACCTTATCATCATTCTGAAATTTATCGATATTGGCTTGTCTTTCACTTTGAGGGGTTAAGCCAAAATAGTCAACACAGCACCCTTCTCCAAATTCTTTAGTTAAGGCGGCAATAATCTGAGTTACGTCATATTGATAATGAGCCCAAATAACGGCTTTTCCCTCTATTTCGTCAATAACATCAATCAGCTGATTGAGTCTATTATTAGGAATTGCTTGAGTTACGCCATCATCAGACTTAAAGTGACCACAAGTGATTTGATGAAGTCTCATTAATTGAGTCAATGCACTAGCTGTAGTAATAACTTTACCATTGAGTTCAGCAAGGGCTAATTTCTTCATTTGTTGGTATACTTTTAGTTGATCACTCGTTAAACTAATGACCCTTTTCATAAAAGTTTTAGGGGGTAGGTCCAAACAATCATCTTTTAAGACTCTATAAGAAAAAGCTTTTAACATTTCAGTAATCTCCTCTAAATTTTTATATCCAACCACAACATCTACTTTTCTCCCATTAAAGTATTGGGTTTTCATGATCGCATACCTAGTTCTAAAGGTATAATAAGAACCATGCTCTAATAGATACTCATCTAAAAACTCGCATTGCTTGTATAAGTCTAAGGGACTTTTTGTCACAGGGGAACCTGTTAGGATTCTCCTATACTTTGCAAGTTTTCCTAATGCTACAATATTCTTAGTTCGTTTAGCCCCAGGATTTTTAATCGTTGTAGACTCATCAATAGCCATATAGGTATTATGGGAATTTAAAAATCTAGCCGCAAAGTCTACTCCTTTTTTAGTACTGAATGCTTCAACATTCATTATGAGAATGTGAAGATCATGACCGGTTGCAAATAAAGTATCTAATGCTTTCTGTTGTTTTTGATTAATCATTGCTTGCCATAAAACCGTTGTGGGGTTTATATGTTCAGCTAAATGGTCAGGTATTTCTTGAGAATACCAGTTTTTGTATACTCCTTTTGGAGCTATAATTAAGGCACCATTAATTTTGCCATTATCATAGAGCATAGCTATATTATCTATGGCAACCTTTGTTTTACCAGTTCCCATTTCCATAAAGTATGCAAATACTTTTTTATTCCACGACTTTTCCAACGCAGTCAATTGATGTGCGTAGGGCTTTGTTTTAAATTTATATTTCATATTTTCTACTTTCTAGTTGACAATATAAAGACTTATCTCTATATTGTCAAGCATGAAAGAAAAAGCGATAGTATACGTAGTCCAAGAAATACCAGGCACCCGTGACGGTAGGCCTAAGATTAATATTATGGGGGCTCAAAAATATGGCGATATAAAAGTCCTATTAAGAGAAGACTCTCAAATTATTTTTAGTCCAGGTCCAGTAATTTTTTCTTTGCGAAGTAAATTAAAAAACTTTACAGAAAATGATTACTTACTACTTACAGGGGATCCGGCAATTATTGGAGTTGCATGTTCTGTTGTCTCAGATATAACAAGTGGTAAATATAATTTGTTAAAATGGGACAGACAAGAAAGTACATACTATCCAATTAAAATAAATCTATATGAGAAAGGAGAAATAGATGAGTAAAGAAAAAATAAAAGTATTTACTGGGAGTGGTTCATTTAATCCTAGTGAAGACTTACAACAACAATTTGTGGAGGATGCTCCACAACAAGTAAATGAAATAGCTAATGTAAATACATTATCTAGTCATGTTCTATCTCTACAATCTTTAGAAGACGAAATCGAAAGAGACGAAAAACTTTTAAAGGATAAAAAAGAAAGAGCAGATAAAATTTCAGCTGAAGTGATTCCGGAGATAATGGAATCTATGAAATTAAAAACTCTTAAACTTCAAGATGGTTCAGCCATAGAAGTAAAAGAGATTTATAGCGCAACGATTCCTGTAGCAAACAGGGAGGGCGCTTATCAATGGCTTCGAGATAACGACTTGGGTGACTTAATTAAAAATGAAGTCACTGTTTCCTTTGGTCGTGGCGAAGATAACAAGGCTAATGAGTACGCAAGCCTTGCAAAGAGTAATGGATATCAACCTTCACAAAAACTGAAAGTTGAACCGATGACTCTAAAAGCAGTGTACAGAGATCGAGTTGAGAAAAATCAAGACTTGCCTTCTGAACACTTTAACCTGTTTAAGGGAAACAAAACAAAAATAACAAGGAGCAAATAACATGTCACAAGAGACAAGCAACAACGTTACGACACAAAAAGAAGGTAACTTACCAGCAAAAATTGATTTTATCAGTGATGCTGGAGCAGGACTTGAGAATATTGATAAAGACGATTTAGCTTTACCATTTCTTAAGTTATTACAAACAGGTTCGGATGAGACTAAAAAGAAACATGCGAACTATGTTGAAGGAGCAGAAGCTGGAATGTTCTATAATACAGTTACAAAAAAACTGTATAATGGAGAAAAAGGTATTGAAGTAATACCTTGTTTCTACAAATTAACATTTCCAGAATGGGCACCTTTCGAACGTAAGGAAGGTAGACCTGTGAGTCCTGATAGAGGTCCAGAAGTTTTAGCTAAAACTAAAAAGAGTTCTTCAGGAAAAGATGTTTTGGATAATGGTAATGAAATTATCAAAACAGCTAATCACTTTGTTATCATCAACGGAGAGAAACCAGAAAAAGCTTTAATGGCTATGAAATCTACTCAATTAAAAGTGAGTAGAGGTTGGAACTCTTTGATGCAGGATCAGTTTGAAAGCGATCCTAAAACAAATAAAAATGTTCCTGCGCCTATGTTTTCTAGAATTTATAAATTAAATTCTGTTGAAAACTCTGGCAGTTTTACTTGGCACGGATACAGAGTATCTTTGTTAAGAAAAGTGGATAATGCATCTGTCTATCAGATGGCTAGAGAATTCCATAACTCTTTAAAACAAAGTAGCGCTGCAGCAGAAACAAAAGAAGAAGCTAATTATTAGTTTTTCTCTTGAGAAAATAGGGCGAGGAAAGCGAGAGTGGAACTCGCCCGAACACTGGGATCGTTATGGAAAAAGAGTTTATAGAATTATTTAAAGGATATGAAGGGGATTTTGGCATGGCTGACATGTCAAAGACAGAATTAGACTCTGAAAAAAATAAAATCAAACCGAATTATGAATGGGCAGGTAGACCTGTCACTAATGATGATTATAGAAATCATTTACAAGGAAAAAAATCAATTGGAATCCAACCATGCAGAATAGATAAAACTGCACAATTTGGATGTATAGATGTAGATCCACCAGACTATGGGTCATTTAAAGTAGAAAACTACTTAGCATTATTTCAACAATATAAATTACCATTAGTACCCATACTCTCTAAGAGTGGTGGCTTACATTGTTATATCTTTTTAAAAGAACCAATACCAACAGTGGATTTGATAGAAGCCCTAAAAGCTTTTCTGCTTCCACTGGGATTAAAACCAACTACCGAGGTTTTTCCTAAACAGAAAGAATTACAGAAGGATGACAAAGGAGACGTAAAACCAGGGAACTTTATTAATCTTCCTTACTACAACAACGGACAATCTAACCGATATGCTATAGATAAGAATAATTCTAAACTATCTGTAGAACAATTTATTAAATACGCCAATGAATCTAAAATTGATAAAGAAACTTTAGATAAACTTGTTGATGAAACTCATACAAATATTTTATTAGGAACTAACACTGAATTTGATGATGGTCCACCGTGTTTAGCCCTATGTTCTAAAACTAAATTAGATGATGGTAGAGATCGATTTATGTATAACTACATGGTCTTTGCTAAAAAGAAATATAAAGATAAGTGGCCAGACCAAGTATCCGCAGCCAACTATAGTTATCTAGAACACCCTTGGGATAAAGCAAAACTAGATTCAAAAATTAAAGCATGGAAAGGTGAAACAGCAGGTCACACTTGTTATGAAGAACCTATTAAAGATAAATGTATGCGAGGTCTATGTTATAAAAGACCATTCGGTGTACGATCAGATAGCATTTCTGTTTTTCCAGAGATTCAAGATTTTGAAATGATAGCTTATGCAGAACCAGAGTACAGATTCAATGTCATTATGCCTAATGATGACAAGATTCAAGTTATAATAAGTAATACAAAACTAATGACTACTCAGAAAGAAGTTTTAAATTTAGTGTGGCAACAAACTGGTGTGTACTTTGAACCACTTAAACCAAAAGATTTTAGAGCAAAATTAAATGAATGGCGTAAGAACGGACAAAAGATTACACCACCTAAAGGAACTCAACTAGAAGATAGACTCGAAGAAGAACTATATCAATATTGTATTAATGGACCACAAGCACAAGAGCGAAGACAAATACATAATGGATCTTGCTTTACTGAAGAAGGTTTTCATTACTTTAGATTTACTTCCTTTATTGAACACCTAGGTAATGGATGGAAGATTCCTGAAGAAAAAATAGCACAAAAATTAAAAGACAGAAGTAATGTAGAGTTCGATCACTCTTTAAATGTTGATGGTAAAACTTTAAAAGTTTGTAAACTATCTCAGCTATTTACACCACAAATAGAACATAAACCAATAGACCGAAAAGGAACTAATTATTAATGAGGTATAAAGTAGTAGGACCACCAGGAACAGGAAAGACTAGAAGACTTTTAAATGAAGTACATAAGTATGTACAAAACGGGGTGCCACATGATCAGATAGGTTATTTTGCCTTTACTCGTAAAGCAGCAAGTGAAGCACGAGATAGATTCTTAGCCAAGAATGAGGATCTTACTAAAAAAGATATTAAATATTTTCAAACACTACACTCTTTAGCCTTTAATAATCTAGGGCTTAAGGAAGAAAACGTAATGCAAGAAGGGAACTACCAAGCAATTGGAGAGACCTGTGGTATTCAAATTAAGTATGCGTCCTATGAGGCTAATAACTTTAACGGAATCTTTTCTTCTAGTAGTGAATACCTAAGTCTCATTAATCTAGCACGAGTAAGACAGATTACTGCCGAACAACAATTTGATCGTAATGAACATTTAAGTTGGATTAGTAGAGGAAAATTAATTGGAATAGAAAAAGAAATTAATAATTATAAAAATGCCCATAACCTTATAGACTTTACTGATATGATTCAACAATTTTTAGACAAGGGAGATACTCCAAAATTTAAAGTCATCTTCGTTGATGAAGCCCAAGATCTATCACTGATTCAATGGGCTATGATTAAAAAAATTGAAGAAGACACAGACTGTGATGTCTGGATTGCAGGAGATGATGACCAGGCTATCTTTGGTTGGGCTGGTGCAGATGTAGATTCTTTTATTAAATGGAAGTCTAGAGAAATTTTATTAGACAAATCTGAAAGAGTTCCTCAACTGATTCAACGCAAAGCTTTAGATGTTATTTCAAGAATATATCTTAATCGTTTACCTAAAGATTATTTACCTAAAAATGATTTAGGTTTTATCCATGAACGTTTTAGTATTAATGGAATTGATATGAGTACAGGAGACTGGTTGATATTAGCTAGAACCAATTCTCTTTTAAAAAAAATTCCAGCATATTTAAAAAGAAAAGGTTACTTCTTTAATACCTATCAAGGGAATAGTATGGGGAAAACTTTATACGAAGATATTTTAAATTGGAAAAAAATTCAAGCAGGGGAATCTC